AACTGGAGTTCTACGAAGAGAGTAAAATTGAGAGCAAAGAGGACAGAGGCATACAGTTTAGGTCTGTTCAATATAACGCGGCGTTGGCTCGACAATTGCATAACATCGAAGCGAGAGTCATAGCCATGCACCCAGACGGGTATCGACCCGTTGCCAAGGGTGCTACGCCAAAAGAGAGGGCGAGCAGACTTTTTAATTGGGCCAGCCTCTATAAGAACCCGGTGTTTCTTCTCTTGGACCACAGCAGATTCGATGCACATGTCAACAAGTGGTTGTTATCCGAGGAACACAAGTTTTACTTGCGGGCCCGCGGTTACGACGCTGAGTTGAAGTTGTTGTTGGATTGGCAGAAAGCGAATAAAGGTTGGTCAGCAGGAGGCATTAAGTACAGAATGAAGGCTAAGAGGATGAGTGGTGACTGTAACACCGCGCTTGGGAACACAGTGCTAAATAATGCGATGTTGAAGGCTTGGTTGAAGGCCAGCGGAGTGAAGGGGCACATTATGCTCGATGGTGATGACTCTGTCATCATCATTGAGTCTGAGGATGAAGCCAAACTGCTGGACGTGAAAGCTTTCATGCGAGAATTGGGCATGGTTACCGAGTGCGAGAGAACTGATAACATCTGGAAGGCTGAGTTTTGTCAGAGTCGGCCAGTTCTGATCGACGGAGAGCCGGTTTATGTGCGTAACCCTCGGAAGGTATTAGCCACCGTTGGGCAGAGTGCGCAAAACCTGGCTCCAGTGACAGTGAAGGCAAACATCAGAGCGTCAGCCATGTGTGAGTTGGCACAGAATGGAGCGTGTCCCGTAATTGGGCCCCTGTGTAATCGGTTACTCGATGACCTAGGATCAGGAGGAGTAATGAAGAGTCCGTCACAGGTTGAGAAAGAGATGCGGCTTAGGCTGAAACTCGATCAAAAATACCGAGCTGGCACCCCTGATTGGTGGGCCAGATGGACCTTCTTCCTCGCTTGGGACATCCAACCAGGGGAACAAGAAGCGATGGAGCAGTTTGAGAGTGTGTTCAACAGACATGAGCTGAGTGATTATGATAAGGAGTGCGTCGTGC